CAATACAACGAAGAAGTCGTATCCTTCCGTTAAAACACTGGCGAAAGAATGTTGCTGCTCAGAGAATACGGTTAGGAATGCGTTAAGGAAACTGAAGGATTTGCGCTTGATCGACGTAAGGGAACGCAAAAACAGTGAGAGCGGTCAGCTCTCGAATCTGTACGTACTGCTTAATCCATCAGCGAAATACGAGGCGAAGGTAAACGGGGCATCAACGAGTGAAGCCACGGGTTCAAACTAATACCCTCCCCCGGTACCAAAATAGATAGACGAACTATACTCAGTTAACTATACGCAATTACTATACGACATTGCGCTAGATAGAAGAGCACTATCTATCGCGACGATTATAGGAGATTAAAAGATTATGCGAAAAAGGAGATGCAGATGAGTAAAGAAGAAGATGTACTTTCGACCGATTTTCTTAATTCGTTAAGACGGATAGAAAAGATACGTAAGAAAAAGTCCGTTTGGTATGAGAACGAAGAAGGCGAAATAATCGCTAAGGTTTGCAGTAAGTGCGGATACGCCAAGCTATTCGAATCTTTTCCGAAACACAACACAGGAATAGGCGGTAGGGAAGCTTCTTGCAAGGTGTGTAAGGCTAATGCTACACGCGGGTGGTATGAAGAAAACCGTGAGGCTGCATTAGAGAATGACCGAATATACAACGAAATATACAAAGACATCCGAGCAGAACGAAGTCGAAAGCGCTACGAAGAGAAACGCGAGTGGATACTTGGGCTTGGTCGCAAGTGGAGGAAGAATAATCCCGATAGGATGTCATTGTTATATAACCTTCGCCGAGCACGCGTCGCATCGTTACCCCACACTTTAACTACTGAAGAATACGACATAACCCTAGAGTACTTCGGTAACTCATGCGCTTTAACAGGTGAGACAGAGGATTTAGAAAAAGAGCACGCAATACCAATATCAATTGGTCACGGAGGAACGACTTTCGAAAACTGCTACCCAATGGCGGGTAGACTAAATGCGTCTAAGTATAATAAAAACATTTTCGAATGGTTCGAAGCGAATAGGCAACGCTTTGAACTATCGCAAGACCGTTTCGATAATCTCATCGCTTACTTAGCGTCGGCAAACGCTATGTCAGTCGAAGAGTATCGGGATCATGTTTATTGGTGTCACGCAAACCCACGCAGTATAAACGAATTGGAGGCGAATTAAAATGAACGCAAGTAAAATCGTAGTCCCACCGGCAGTAGCCGAAGCCATCCGCCACTACACCTGCCTAGCCGATACTAAAACCGAAGCCTTCACCGATATCCTTTCGCTAGGCTACGAGGCTGAGCGATCCGAAATCATCCTGCGTCATTTCGACGGCAATCACGACGAATTAATGGAGGCGCTGATTTGCGGGTATGAAGTCGAGAAGTCGCCGGAGGAAAAGGTCGCAGATTACTACGGAGGTCTAACCGATGTTTGGAACGAGCCATCAACAGACCAAGAAACACGTGAGTTAGCGGGGTATGAAGCGACAGGGATTATCAAAACGCTAGACTTACTCGGAGTAACTATTGCGGGAGTGAACGCCTAATGAGCGCCCTATCGCCAGCCCTTATCGCAACCATCGAAAAGTATCTGCGGTATTTAGCGGAGGCAGAACCGGACGAATACACGCAAGGCACGATTGATGGCGTCAAGGAAACGTTAAGGATGCTCGGAATTAAAATTAAGGATGTGAACGATTGATGGGACGTAAATACATTATCGCAGGTAAAGAGGAAGGCTTCGAATACTCAAACGCTAAGATTGTCGGACCCACTAACGAAGTCGAAAAGGCGGTAGAAAGCCTCCGTTCAGAAGGGTACAGAATATTTATCGTAGCGATACACGTTGCCAGAATTGACGACTTTATCGAAGGAGTGAACGATTGATGGAACGATTAACAGACGAACAATTGGCGGAAATCAGCAAGCGAGCGGAGGCAGCGACGCCAGGTGATTGGTGTATTTATGATGACATTGACGCTACTGGAGAACGAGCATTTTACTTGGAGACCGAGACGGAAATTATCGGTGATACACGAAAGTCATCGGACGCAGAATTCATCGCCCACGCTCGCGAAGACGTACCGAAGTTGCTTGCGGAGATTGAGAGATTGCGGTCTGAGTCAAATTATTGGCGGATGGAGCATGACCACCAACGTAAGTTGTCCGAAACGTACAGTGAAAAGTATAAACGCGCAAAGGGGTGGTTAAACAATGGCGATTAATTACAGCGAAAAGCCAGTCGATAAATGGTCCGTTAACGACCTGCTCGCCTACATCACCGAACGCCACTCGCAAGTCTACGGAGTCGAGTATCGACCATTCCGAAGTTGGTCGGCTGAACGCGGACTGATCGGAGGCTTAATCGGCACACGCCAAAAGCCACGCAAATACGAGCCGGAGTTGGTCAAGGCTTTCGTTGACGAGTGCTTCCGGAGCCATAAAGGGACGCGCGAATATCCTGGCGTTTCATTTACGTGGCTATGGACGTATAAGACGGCGGTGTGGCAACGGGTGCAGGCGGATGTGAAGCGGAAGGTGGCCGTGCAGCAGGCGGTTGAGCAGACGGAAGAGTTTGACGATGATTGGTTATAAGTTCGTATTAGTGTAAATTGCGGCGTAAAAGGAGGGCGAGAGAATGGAGAAAGACTTAGAATACTATAAAACAATGTTTGCAAATAAAGCTGCTTTATCAATGGAAAATATTAAGGATATTCAAGAAGCTGGTAAATGGCTTATCAATCAAGCCGAAAAAGTTGAAACGTTAGAAAAACAGATTGATGATTTAAAAAAAGAAAAAAGTGATTCCTATTAAGAAATCACTTTCTCTTGAATACATGCCCAAGTTATAAGGTATTCAATTAATTCATTATAAGTACATTGAGGATCTTTTTCTTGATAAATCTTTAATAAAACATCTAAACGTTCAACTGTTCTGTTTTCTATTAACAGATTAAGTCTTTTCAAGGTTATCACTCCTTGTTTTTTACTAACAAGAGTATAACCAATGCGAATTACTTGTATACACTCTTACCTTGTTTCTTTCGTTTTTCGTTTCGTTCCTTTAAGTCTTTATCTATACAACTTTTGCAGAAGGAAACAGTAGTTTTTTGAGGCTTTTGACATCGCAAACACTTACCCATTTGTAACCACTCCTTAATGTTGATGGTTAAGTGTATGCACGAAATAAAAGAAAAATGACGCTTTGTTAACGAGGATGAGTGTAGAGAAAAAGTAAGTCGCACTACGAGGAAAAGATTAAGCAAAGGAGGAATCAGATGACACACGCAAATAACTGCATTCTCGCATCGCGGTGCCGTCTCGCCAATGGTCCGAATTGCAACCGAACTTGTAGCGCTTATATTAGCATGCACGGCTACAGCGGAACGGGCGGTCGAGTCGCCAACGTTAACACACCGGCCGACTACAGGATGCTCACGCTAGCCACATCGCCAGCACGCGAAAATCAAGCGAAGGTTTACGCAACTATCGAAAAGTATGCAGCGACATTTGAGCGCATGTTCGACACGGAAGCACCGCGCATAAAATCGCTATTCCTATTTAGTGAATCGCCCGGAACAGGCAAGACGACGACGGCAATCGCAGTCTTGAACGAATGGATGATCGCCCATTATCTCGGAAGTCTGAAACGCAATAGGCAAGCGGCGCAGACTCCGGCTTACTTCCTTGATGTGAACGCCTTTCAGACCGACTACAACCTCGCTACAATGACGAACGACGAGGCGGGCATCAACAGTATTAAGGCGGTAATCAAACGCGCACAGACGGCGCCCTTTGCGGTCATAGATGACATCGGAGTGAGGTCGGCGAGCGAGGCGTTCAGAGCGTACATTCACGCGATTATTAACTATCGGACGGTTAACGGAATGCCTACGGTTTTCACATCGAATTTACCGATTGAGGAAATGGCGGTCGTGTTTGACGCCAGGCTTTACGATAGGATGCGCGATATGTGTGCCGTGTTGCATTTCGGAGGAGAATCGAAAAGGGGGAGACGTTGATGAGGACGATTAAGTTTCGCGCTTGGGATAAAACGGAAAACAAAATGATTTATGCGGACACCGATATAATAAAAACGCATTATAAAGGCAGTTTCAGACCGGATGGTATGGAAGTTGAAATTACGCTTGAAGGTTACGCGTCGATTAATAAGCAGTGGGCATACGATGGCCCTGCGTATTTAGATAACGATTTAATATTGTTGCAGTTCACCGGCTTGACCGATAAGAACGGCGTTGAGATTTACGAAGGCGACATCGTTTATACAGAAGAATACGGAGATTGGCCGATGGTGATTAAATGGGACGATGAGTACGCGTCCTTTTACTGCCACGACAAATCCGATAGTGGCGATCATTTGAATATGCAGGCAGCAAAAGGCGGTCGAGTAATCGGAAACATCTACGAGGAGGCATCCGAATGAACAAACCGGAATTCAACTTCGGCGACATCGTAAAAGTAGTAGGGTATTATCCGCGCTTATTTGAAATCGACGGACGCCGTATAGAACATTGGCAAAATAAAGACGAAGAATGGACCGATGTAATTTACGAAGTTTATGACGTGCTGACGTCCGACTGGATCGAATGCGCCGAGGAAGACATAACATTAGTGGTCGAGGCAGACAAGGCGGAAGAATACCTCGAAGCAAATCCGCCTGAGTACGAAGCGCCTTCGCCAATTAAACCGGAATGGATGACTATTATGTTCGGAGGGGATGAGACGATGAGTAATCCGAAAGAACCACGTAAGCCGACTGCGAGGGAGTTAAGCGCACAGTTGGCGAAGGAACAAAAGGAGATGCGGAAGAAGCGCGGCGAGCAGATTGATAACTTGCTAGACTTGCGGAATTGGGCTGCGGATATGCTGGCGAAGACGAATGATGAGGCGTATGGCGATCGGGTAATGGCGATTGACTGCGAGCTGAAGAAGTTAACGGAGGTGGATTAATTGGCAGAAGGCACCGAGATGAAAACTAATTTATCAGGTACCCGTTACATTGAAAAAGATGGTACCATCGTAGGAAAAGAATGCACAATTTGCAAGGAAATAAAGGACTTAACTGAATTCCCGAAACAAAAAGGGTGTTTTGGCAGTGTACGATCAAACTGTAAAGTCTGTGAAGTGGCACGGAGACATAAAAGTTATGAAACAAATCGTGAGATAACCTTAAAACGAAATCAGAAATATTATGAGGACAATCGGGACGAAATACTAAAACAAAAAAGCAGTTATTATGATGTTAATCGTGAAAAAAAGCTCGAGCGTAATAAGCATTGGTATGAATCAAATCCCGACAAAGCAAAACTAATAAAGCAACGAAGACGTTCAAGAGAAGCATCATTGCCGGATACTCTAACTAAAGAACAGTTAGATACCATACTGGATAATTTCGGTGGTTGTTGCGCATTAACTGGAGATAAAAACATCGAATTGGATCACGTTATTCCTCTAGCCACTGGACACGGGGGTACTACCTTTCAAAATATGATTCCATTAAGAGAGGACTTAAACAACTCCAAAAAACACGCTAACATATTCGAGTGGTATGAACGTAACCAAGAACGGTTCCACCTTTCTCAGACAAAGTTTGATAATCTAATCACCTGGCTAGCGTCGGCAAACGCTATGACCGTTGATGGGTACCGTAAACATGTCTATAGATGTCACGCAAACTCGTATAAATTAAGAGAAAACGGGGAGGCGATTTAATGCAATATGGGGGCCTGTTACTCTCTAAAGTAATAGATTCAAATGATGTAAAAGCGTTAAACCGTTTTGGAATTTCCGAGAAAGACCTGCCGACAGAAAGCGAACGAAAAGCTTATCGATATATAGTTGACTACGCAGAGAAGAACCGTGGTATGGCGCCAAGCTACGCCACGGTTGCTGCGGAAGTCCCAGACTTTGATAAGTGGTATGCGCCTCAAGTTTCGGATGGGTATGAATTTTTAACAAAGCAAATAAAAGGTGCAAAAGCAAAAAACTGGCTTGTAGAATTGATAAACGGTAAGAAAGACGTTAAAAGCGGTGAACATAGAGAAGGTGAATTGTCAAGAAATTTAAATGAAACATCAAACGGCGTTGATGTACTAAAATGGTTGAAAGAGGAAATAGAACATGCTATTCTAAGAACAGATGTTCGTAGTAAAATTGGAACAGACATAAAAGCAGACGCCGAATCATTCCTAAATGAATACCGCAAGCGCAAAATGGGCGAGTCATTTAAGATTTGGCGCTCAAAATTCGAATCAATTAATCGAGAAATAGGGGGGTATTATAGCGGTAACATGTATACTTGGCATGGAAGGTCCGGTCGTGGAAAATCTGTCTTTGTTATGGAGGAGGCGATTGAAGCCGCAGCAAACGGTGCGAACGTATTGGTTTGGGCTTGCGAAATGTCGCGGTTTGAGTGGATGGCGCGCGCATACTCGGCAATCAGCGCTCGAGCAGGCACGGTCAACGCGAATATAGAAGGTGTCGATTATGATGCCGGCTTCGAAAATAGAGCGCTACTGACGGGCAAACTGTCGGAAGAATTCGAGGCGGGCTTTGAAACCTTCTTACTTGAAATGGCGGAAGGCCAGCACATTTCCGGCAATTTGACGCTCCGAGCTGCGGACGATGCCGACTTCTTTACGCGGGACGTGAAGCAGTTAGAGGCGGACATTCTTGCGACAAAGGCTGACGTTGTGGTCGTTGATCCGATTTATCTGATGGACTACGAAGCGAACACGTCTAAAGTGGCCGGCGGTGATGTTGCCAATACTTCGAAGAGGATCAGGCGCTTAGCCGGACTGACTGGCGCAGTGATTCACGTCATCACACAGGCGGATGAAGTAAAGGACGACCGCGACGATGAAGGCAATCGCGAGCTACGGGCGCCAAAACGTGCCGAAATTAAGAAGACGAAGGCAGTGCTCGAGGATGCGGCGAATGTGTTCGGGATTGATACGCTGGATGGTGCGGGGATTATCGAGATTGGCAAAGGACGAAATGGCGGTGAAGGGACGCAGGTCGAAGTTTTATATTTACCGAATTACGGAATTGTTCGCGAGGTGGCGACCGGCGAGGCGGCTGTCAGCCAGTTCGACTTCTAAAGTGTTACGAATATTACTAAATAGTTACAAAAAAGACAATTCGACAAATTTCACCCCTATTCACTATCGGAATAAAGGGGTAAAATTAAAAATATGTCGTAAGGAGGATGTCCTATGAAAAACGGCGACATGGTACGCAGCAAGTTTAATAATTCCGTTGGTAAATTCGTAAAAGTCAGCGAGTTTACCGGATATATTGAGTCGATTGACGATTCAGCAGGCTCGTGGCGCACTCCGGAATGTACAATAAAGGACATTGCGCAGTATTGGCGGGTGATTCCAAATGTCAACGATTAAGGTTCGCGGGCAATCGGTGGAAATCGACATTCGCGCCGAGCTCGAGCAGTTTA